GAAGAATTTAAAACCTTCGAATAAAATCACTAAATTGGACGTTGATCGTATTAACAACAGGGATCACGTTATATCAAGAAGTAATTTCCTTGATAAGAGTAAGGATGATATAGTTGCACAACAATCCATGATCGCGAAAGATTTTAACACTTATGTTAAATTCACTGTAGATGAACAATCTTATATTAAGTTCATCACAGACAATAATTTAAGCAGTCTACCAAAACCTGACGACTTCGCACTTTATTGTTTCAACGGCATGGGTGGCTCACGCAAGACACAGCGTGTAGTAAATGTGTACAAGACCGGTACAGATTTTATAGTTAGTCCGATTCGATCACAAGCAGACAATTTGATGCCAGGAGGATCACAATCTAAGAGTGATATATATACGTACATCGTATTAATCCGGCATTTGCAAACGAACCCCACAGTTAAGATTCGTCATTTATATATAGATGAATGTTTTGCTATGCAGCCATCAGCTATTGCGTATTATTATGCATTGAAGTTGGTAGGACGCATTGAGCATATACATCTGATGGGTGATTCAAAACAAATTGGACCTTACTGCAAAGATAACACCACTTTGCAATTTGAATTGACTAATTATCTTGCTGAGACGCATAGAACCCCACAAGACGTAACGCGCATGTTTGATACATATATTCCAAATGCACGCACAACGTCAAAGATCGTCACGTCATATAGAACGATCACTGATTTAAAAGGTCACGTGGTCGATATCGCTCTAGCATTTACCCAAGACGGCAAACATTACTTGGCAGAAAAAGGCTATAAGAGCATGACAGTTAACGAATCGCAGGGAATGACTTTCAGCAAAGTATTACTGTACTTAGATGATTACAGCTACGTACAAGCCATCAACAAAACCGAATCAATACGTCACGTGTATGTCGGTGCGTCAAGACATAAAGATGAACTGTTGGTATACGGTGCAAGTACACCTGATTTACAGGTCTTATTGACTGTTCAAGGAGCTCCTATCGAAAACATAATTGAGGAAGCCTGTATACCACTTGTCACCGAACCACAGATCATCATGGATGATGTTAAAAGAGAATGGCGTGGCTATGACCCCAAAACGGTTACTACTCGAGATTCTATCATTGATATCCTCTGTAATTTGAACGAAAGGAAAAATTTCACACACAGCACCGATATACGTATCGAACCACTAAAACTGAAACAGATTGATGGAACACAGATGAAAATCTCTGATGGTGTGTTACATCCCGTCGATGTTAGTATTAAAGGTGGAAAATTATCGGACCATCGCTTTGTGTTACCTTATTACAGCAAAGATAGCTTTGGCACTTTAAATACACAGATAGCGCGTTATGCTACCACTCGAGCTAGTCTTGCACCGGAG